AATGACTGCATCAACACATATCGAGTTAAAAACTTCAGGTAGATTTTCTTCACCCAATCGAATACATAATCTGTCATTGATTGTCTGTATGAGTTCATTAATCAAGTCATCTGGCGGTCTTGTAGAACCAAGACGTGTTTTGACTCTATCAAGAATAGTTGCATCATTCATATTGCATTAGGCCTTTGCAGTTACTGATGCAGACCCACTGGCTTGTGCCTGATAAGATGCATCACATTCAACAACTGTAATTGTTTGCCCTGTGGCTGCGGTAATATCTGACTC